AAGGGGTTGGCCTCGCCGTCGTGAGTGGAGATGATGACGACCTTGCCGCCCCAGATCAGGAAGGCCATGGCCGCCTTGAGCACGCCATTCATGTCATCGTGGAACGCGGCCTCGTCGAGGATGCACAGGCCCTGCTTGCCGCGCAGGCTGCGGGGGCTGGAGGCCAGGGCCATGATCTCGAAGCCCGAGCCCAGAACGATGCGGAAGGCCTGGATGTCGCGGTCCTGGCCCTTTTCGTCGGTGTCCTTGAACACGCACTCGGCAACGTCCATGGCCGCCAGGTGGAAGGCCTTGGCCCACATGGCGCAGGTGTCGATGAACTCCCGGGCCATGTCCTTGTTGTAGCCGATGTAGAGGACGTCCATACCGCCCTCGGAGCGCTTGGTGGAGGCCACGAGCACGGCATGGGCCGCCGTGGCCCAAGTGAAGCCGATCCGGCGGGACTTCTCCACCACCGTGACGCCGTTCTGGTCCACGGTGACCATGTAGTCGCCCTGGTATCTGAGAAGCAGATCCGGGAGCGACTGGCCCTCGAGCTGCTCCGGCAGGCACTGCCGCACGGCCGCGCGGACGGCGTCCCAGTTATCCTCAGAGCCCGGATGGCCGTCGGTGGCAGCGGTGGTGGTGGAGGAGGCCACGGCTACTTCACCCCCAGGATGCTGGCCTTGATGGCCTTCACGGTCTCGGCGGTCAGTCCCTTCTCCTTCCCGGCCGTATCCACGGCCTTGGCCGCGTCGTGCAGGGCTTGCTCGCGTGCCCGGTCACGGACTTTGATTTCCAGATCCGCGCTGGTCTTATTGGCGCTGGCCATGTCCTTGATGGACCTGGCCAAAAACATCAGCTCCTCGGCCGAGACGTCCGGGGACTCGCCCTCGTGCTGGCGCATGAGCACCTTGAACACGATGGAGTGGAGCAGCTCGGTGGTGACGCGCCCCATGTCGTTGGGCATGTTGGCTAGGTCGGCGGCGAAGGCACTCGTTATTTCCCGCGCCTCGCGCAGCTTGGCGGCTACGTTCTGGTATTCCTGGGAGTAGCGCCCCAGGGACGAGCGCGACACCTCGGCCCCCAGCCCCTTCAGGTGTTCGAGGATGGCGTCCAGGGTCTGGCCGCCATCGAGGAGTTTGTGGATGGCTTCCTGAAACTCCTTGGGGAGCTGCTTCACCTTGGATTTGCGAGGCATGGCTACCTCGGCGACGGGCGCTTCACGCCGGGGATGCAGGCCGCGCCGTTGGCGCAGTCGAGCCCGCGCTCGGTGAGCTTGGCCACGGTCACCGGACCCACTTGGTTCACCTCGACCAACCCCTGCTCAGCCAGCCACGCGACCTGGGTGGCCACCTCGTCTCGGCTCACGGTGTGGCCGATGGCGCGCAGGGCATCCTGGAGCACGGATGTATTGAGGCTGTAGCCCCTGTCCTCGGCCAGAAAACGCAGAACCGCCAAACGGCGATCCTCGTTTACGAGCTTGGCGAAATCATTCACGGCTTGCCCCGATGGTTCAGGTGATGCTCCATGAGGAGGTTCAAGGGGTGTTCAATGCGTTCAAGAAGGTCCTTCACTCCGGCCAGCTCCGTCGCGAGGGAACTCTGCTGTCCGGCCAGCTGCTCCTGGCGCAGGGCGATCTCATGGAGCGCCTCGATCTGGGGCAGCTTGTCCAACTTGATGTCCACGCAGGTTTTCTGTTTCTCCAGGGTGGACACCCGATCATCGATCTTTTCATGGCAGCCGTTGCAATGCTTGCGGCTCACAAACTGCTGGCGCGCCGACCACATGATCCACGCCGCCAGGCAGTTGATGGCCAGGGCAAGCACCGGCCACCATTCCCGTAGCCATCCTGGGGACATATCCATCTCCTACTCCTCCAAATCCCGTTGGCATTCGACGCACCGGCAAGCATCCGGCATGGCGATCAGGCGCTTGACCGGGATGGGCTCGCCGCACCCCAGGCAAAGCACTTTGCCGTCCACCACGAGCTGCTCTTCACGTGGGCCCTGGCCCGCGCGGAAGATGGCCTCCGCGCGGTCCAGAGCCTCGTACTGCTGAGACAGATCCGCTTCGTCCACCACTGCCTCTCTAGGTAAACAGCGGGACGACCACCCCGGCCAGCTTGAGCAAGAGCGATCCCCAGGCGACATAGTTGCCCACCTGGCTCTTGGTTGATGCGTCGAGCGGTGCGGCTTGAGCGAGGTTGGCGATGGCCGTGAATGCCCCGGAAAGCTGATCCGGCGATGTGACCCCCGTAACGGCGGACGTGGCCTGAACCGCGTCCTGGGCCAGGACGGTGTACCCGGCGATCTGGGTCTTGGTGTTCGCGTCCACGTTCGGGGCGGCCTGGATGATGGTGTTCACGGAATCGAGCACCCCGGGCAGTTGGGTGGCCAGCTGCTTCACCTCCGTGCTCACGGCCTGGAGGGTGGGCGTCCCGGCGGCCTTGGAGACCTCTTTGGACGTGGAGGAGGTGGGTGTTTGCGAGGTGCATGCCGGCAGATTGACCAGGGCGATAATCGCGACGATCGCCAAGAGCATGAGGATGACGGGGAGCTTTTTCATTGGGCACCTTCCTGAGGGGCTTGGGTTTGGGGTTGCGCCCCGTCGACGGCCGGCGGCGTGGTCGACGCGGAATCGGTGGGCGATGACGCCCCCAGGGCGCTCTCCATCGCCTGGACCTGCTTCACGAACGCCATGAAGGTCTGAAGGGCGTCAGGGGACTTGAGAAAGGAGGAGATGGGGTCCAGCACAGGCGCGTCAGAAGCGGGGCTGGACACGGGCGCAGGATCGGCCGGGGCCGAGGACGGCGCGTCCGGATTTTCCGCCGGCGGGTCCGGCCACGCCGCCGGGGGCCTCAGCTTCGAGTTGGAGTCGGTCTGATCCGAAGAGGGAGTCGCAACGGACGGGAGAGCCGCCTTCAGCTGATTGGTAAGCTCCGCGAACTTGCCATCGAGATCGAAGAGCGGCGACGCAGAGAGCCCCTCCGTCGAGGCGAGCGCCGTCTCCAGCGGCTTTCCTATGCCCTGCTTGGCGTACTTTCTGCCCAAAAACGCCATCAGGCCGCCCATTCCGGTAAGCATGAGGCTCGCCTGTCTTAATATGAAAGCGATCTCCTCGTTGGAGAGGTGCATGCCTAGGAAGGCCATCGGCACCCCGAGGACGAGCACCACAAGCGACCCCCAAATTCCCGTGGACTGGTGCCACGGCTTGTTGCCGTACATCGCATTGCTCCTATGCGTAGAGGATGGGGTTGATGATTCGTTCCCAGGTCCCGGCCCATCGCCTGGCCCTGGGGGTCGAAAAGCCAAAGCCTTTGAGGAGACAAAAGACATGGCAGCCATTCAGCCGATGCTGAAACCACGCCTTGAGCCGCTTCTTCACGCCGGCCACCTGCCGCCCAGGGCCACGCCGACCTTGTCCACGTAGGCCTGGTTCTCCCAGGTTCCGTCCGGATTCTTGCGCGGGCTGCCCGCGTTGTAGGCCGCCATGACCCCCTGCCATCCTGTGGAAGGCAGGAACTGTTCCTGGATCTTGGAGAGGTGCAGGAGGGCCAGGCGCAGGCCCTCGGCCGGATCGAAGACCAGGCCGGTCAGGAACTTGCCCGTGAACCCCAGAGCTCGGGCGTTCGCGCCCATCAGCTGCCCCAGGCCCCAGCTGGCCTGCTGGCCCTCGAACTCGCCCTGCGCCCCCGTGTCGGACGGGGCCGGGAAGTCGGGAGGAGCGAGCTTGGAGGCCAGCTCCGCCGGTGTGAGTTGGCGGAAGGGTTTGTTGGCCTTCACGTTCCAGAGGTAGTTGTAACGCGGCTCAGGCCGCCAGGCGGTGGGATCTCCCCCGGATTCCACCTGGACCAGAGCCAGGGCGATCGCCGGAGGGATGCTCAGGGATGCGGCGGTCTCGCTTATCATCTGGGAGTACTCGTTAGGCGCGGGCATACATAGGACCTCCTGTTTCGGATCGCCGCCCCGAGCCTTTTGGACGAGCCGGAGGCCGGGGCTTGCGACCCCTTGGCTGGGGTGCGAAACCAAGTACGAGAAACCAAGTAGTGGTCAGGAGTAGGCGGGGAGCAAAAAAGAAGGAGGGGTGGCGTTTGCCACCCCTCCTGAGATCAGGCGTGTACTGAATTGGGTATCGTTAGAGGGTGGAAGGTGTCAATCAGGCTGCCTTGGGCAGATGTGAGGGTGAAGGCGTCGCGGGTGAGATTGAAGGCGGGAGCTTGCGGTTCGTGGCGTCCATTTACTCGCTGGGCGGAAAATTCCGCCTAATTCACTTCTTGGCAAGGATTGACGGGGAGAACCACCCCTTCTGCCTTGACCAAGCGGTCAAGTTCAACCCTTGTTCTTTCAACATCGTCCCATTGTTTTTTGGTGGCTGGGTTATCATAAACTCCGAGTTTCCTGTCAAAATCATGCATGAGTTTGTAGTCATGCAATTTGTCACAATACAAACGATACTGTTTTTCGGCTGGAGACAAGTCGCTTTCTTTTTGCAGTTTCTGGGCAAAGGCAAGCACGTTTACGCTTAGACATAAGGCCACTACGCCGAAGAACAAAAAAGGTTTAGTCATAACGCCCCTCCTTGATGTTTCCGGTTTGGCTATCAGCCCTTTGCCTCGCCCGCAACGCCCAACCCCTTCATCACCTCCACGGCGAGAATATCCTCCACCAGCACCGGCTCCGAAAAGAACGCGCACAGCACCTGCCACCGGCCATCCACGCCCTGGAAGGGTTTGGACTTGGTATAGGTGCGCGTATACTGGGCCTGCCCGGCCAGGTAGGAGCTGGGCACACGAACATAGCTGCCGAAAGGCAAGTTCGGCTCCGGAGTGTCCTCCAGGCCGTCCACCATCCCGACCAGGGCCGAGAAAGCCTCCTGGAGGGTCAGGAAGGCGTAATTCTGAGCGCCCGGCATCACCCACTTCCGGTTCACCCGCACCCGGTAGCGGCCGCGATGGTTGCCCGGGCATTTCTTTGCGAACAGTTCGGCCGGAAATAGTTCTGCCACCTTGCGGCCGGAGGGCGTCTCCAGGACGATCCTGGTCTCGGGTTTGCGGCGGTCAGCCACCTCTACATCTCCACCTTGGGCAGTTCGCCCGTGGTCTTCCAGTGCTCGTGGGCTTTCAGGCACACCTGACATTGGCAGATGTTGGAGAGGCCTCCGACGAAATTGTATCCGCCGGTCGCAAACGGGTTGATGAGGAACCATCCGCGCCCTTTGCATGCCGGGCAATCATTCCACCGGACCACATCTTGGTTGGGTTCCAATCCCTTGGGATTCTCCGGCTTTGCGTCTGACAACTTAATGCTCATACCAACCCCTTCTCTTGCGCTTGCTCGCACAGACGCTTGCCCCTCTCCAGCGGACGTCCTACCAGGTCGATATGCTGGCCACGCTGATCTTTTCGGCACACGACGATCCGGACCACTCCAAGCGACTTAGCCATGCGTATGAGACGCTCCACATCGGCATCCATGAGCTTGCCTATTTCGGGAGCGCCGTGGAAACACTTGTGCTCGGACGGTCCACCCCAAGCATGAACAAGGAGAGCCTGTTCGCCCTGAGCTACACACTCCAAGGCTTGATAGTATTCACGCCTTTGGAAGAGCTTCATACCAACCCCTCTTTTCTCGCAAGCCAGCCCGGTATCACAACCTCGATCTCCTCGCCGATTCTGGCGTCATTTAGCGGACTTCCGATCATCCTGAATGGCAACCAAACGCCCTTGTCCGCCTTATTGACGACCAAAATCGCATCCCGGGTGGTCCGCACCAGCTTCGTTTTCACCCTCTCCACTTTATCCATGACCACTACCTCACAGCAGCCTGTGCTGGTCAGTTCTCGCGACGTCCCCGGCGTTGTTCTTGCCCTTCCTCCGAAACACCGTGGTCCTATCCACTCCGGCCAGGCGGGCGACCTGGTTGGCGCTCATCCCATCCTTCAGGCCACGTTCGATGGCCGCCCAGATCCTGGACCTGGTCCCCGTCGGTCCGCAGGGGATGTCGTGGGCCATGCCGCCAAGCTCCCTCGCGATCTTGCGCGCGGCTTCCAGGCCCACGGCCTGGGTCAACCAGTGCCCATCCTCCAGCCGCTCCAGCGTGGGCACATAGGCCCGCGTGCCGCCCTTGGCCTCGGCCACACGCAGCGCCGACACAGGCCCGGCGACGTGGGCGATCTCGGCCAGGATGCCCGGGAGGGAGGAGAAATCTTCCATTGAACAAAAGCCCCTATCCGTTCAATTCCGATGGCGCTGATTCAACCTGCGTTGAATCCCGGAGCTTGGCGAGCTTGCTGTGCAGCGCCGCGATCACCCCGCGCAACTGATCGGGCTTGGCCCATTCCAGCTTGTCCACCTTGTACATCCGCTTCAGGATGGCCGCCGCGTAGCTCCAGGGCACATGCTTGCCCTCCTGGGAACCGATCTCGGCCAGGAGCGCCTCGATCTTGGAGAGAAGGGCCTTGCTGTTCATGGCCTTCTCTGTGGGCGCGCCCGCATCATTCTTGCGGACGCGCATGGAGCGTTCCTGCCAGCCGCATCCGCTGAAATGCCGGAGCAGCTGGTCGAGCTGACGGTTGTTCAGCTGGGACGCCGAACGCTCGCCTGTTTGGGCTTCGATGACGTCGCGGTAATCATCGTCGGTCAGGCCCAGCTGTTTCTTGGCCACATGGATCTTGGCCAGCATGCTTTTGCGGAAGTCGGTGGTCATGCGGTGGCCTCCTTCACAGTCACGGCCGTGGGCCCAGGACGTCCGGCCTTTTCCCATGCCTCGAATTGAGCACAGGAATCGGCGCAGTAAGGCCCGTGGGCGTGGCAGGTGAGGCATGGGCATTCGGTGGGCGCGGGCTGGGGTGGTTCGGCGTAAGCGTGGGTCACCATCACATCACCCCCTGGAGCGCCCAAGACGAATCGACCTCGATGCTGCCTTCCGCCCAGGGATCACGCAGGGGCAGCTGGTGCTCAGGATCGATCCACTGGCGCAGCCGCTCCCTGGTCACGTGAGGATGGGCGTAAGGCGCGCGCTCCTTGGTGACAGCCACTTCCGGCTTCGGCTCCACGACTTCGGCCGGAGCCGGCACCTCCTGGGCCGTGACCGGAACCACCTCGCTCGGCGTATCCGGAGCAAACGCCTCAGCGGCCAGCTCAATCAGCCGTTTGCGGCCAAGGCTCACGGTCTGGCCGTCAACGGACAGGATCGCTCCTTTCCCGCTGGCCAGCATATAGCCGCGCGCGTTGCGCACCCAGCCGGAGCGGTTGATCTCGTAGCCGGGATAGCCCGGCAGCGGTTTCCAGCGTATGTTTTTCATGGCGTGCTACTCCTCCCCCACCTCAGGCGTGGCCACGGCGATGAATTCCTGGCCATGCTCGAAGCCTTCCGGGAGCAGGCAGGTTCGGTTGCAACCGGGGCAAACCACTTCACCGGACGGTGTCAAAAAGGCGCGATGCAGCCCCCGGTTGGCACACGGCTTGTAGCCCCAGTCCGGATGCAACCAGACTTGGGTGCCCGGCTGACGGAAGAGTTTCACAAGTTTGATCTTGGCCATGAGTCCCTCCATCGGCTGCTCATCAGGCCCGGGCAGCCACGCCCGGACGACCGCCCCGGAGGGCGGTTTCGCATTTATTTCAGTAAGTCCTTGAGTTCCTTGCCGGGCACGAACTTCACCCCCGTGCGCGCGGGGATATCGAGATCCTCTCCGGTCTTGGGGTTGCGTCCTTTCTTGGCCGCCAGGTGCTTGGCTTTCAGCTTGCCCAGGCCCGGCAGGGGCACCTCGCCGCCCTCCAGCAGTTCGGCCGCAGCCACCTTGCCCAGGGCGTCCATCACGGCCTCCACCTGGGTCTTGGTGATGTGCTGCTTTCCCATGCTTGCCAAATCCTGGGCCGTCTTCTCCGCCAGTTCCTTTTTGGTCACGATTTCCTCCTCAATGCGTCAGATGGTTATTCAAAATTTTGTTCTGGTCATTCATAGAGGCTAAACGCAGTAGTGTGGTCTCGATTCCTCTTGCCACAACACCTTCCTGGATTATGAAAATCCTGGCTTGAATCTCTTCTCCATCTAAAAGCGCCAGGGTTGAACTGTTGCAACCGAAGGCTTTCTGTTCTTCCATGATCTCTCGTAAGGTCGAATCAAGGTTAAATTTTTTCATGGCGTTCAGGCCGCCTTCTCGGCGACGGTTTCTTCCTTGGTTTCGTAGTAGAACGTGTCCTTGGGTACGATGCGCACCCCCGCTTCGGTCCGCAGATCCTCGGGCAGTTTCCGGAGAACATCCTTATCCGGCTCTTCCTTGGCGCGGATGCAATTGGGCAGCTCCAGCTCTTTCAGCTTGTCGGCCATGGCCTTCACCTTCTCCAGCACTGACGCCCAGGTGACCTTGGGCAGCGGCTTCAGTTCGTCCGAAGCCCGGAACCCGATGACGCCATGCATGAGTTTAAGTGAGCGGGCCTTCTCAAACAGGGTTTTCTTGCCCGCCGTGGCGTAGGTGGTCAGCGCCGCCTCCAACTGCTTGCGCTTCTCGCGGTAGGGCGCGGCCACTTCATCGGCCCGCTTTCTGACCGTCTCCAGGTCCTCATTCATGCAGATCTCGATCATGGAGATATCGCGATCGACCTTCGCCAGTTCCACCAGGACCGCGTCCGCGCCGTCCAGGTCGGTGATGGCCAGGGTGTTTTGGGGATCGGGTTTACGCCTGGCCATGGGCCACCTCCTTAGCGCTCCTTGAAGAGCGCATATCGGGGCTACGGAGCAAAACTCTGGCCTCCCCGAGCTTCTTCCATGCGTCGTAGACCTTGGATTTGATTTCGGCTGTGTCGTGGCTACCGACAATCGCGCCGAGATCGCCTATGGCGGACTCGACGATTTCCGCACTCCGTTCGACGCTAAGCACAAGCATGCGTCACCTCCCGCTGACTCTGGGCCAGATTATTTTTCAGCGCCCCCAAGGACGCGACGATGCACTTGTGAGCTTCCGTGACCATGGTCGACCGCATCATCCAACCGTCCGTGTTGGAGGCGGTCACCAGCTTCGTGGTCGCCGCGATCAGCGGATGCATCACCTCGGGCATCCCCTCCACGCGACCGTCGTTCCAGAATTGCCGCGCCCGCTGGACATCCGCGAAGGCGCAGCGGATCACGCGCTTGCGCTCGTTGTCCTTGAGCCGCGCCACGTCCCGAAGGCCGTCGTTGATCGATTCGATCAGCAGCCTCAGCCGGTTCAAATCACCGCTGTTCGTGTTCACGAAGCACCTCCTGGATGCTTTGTCTCAAGTCCCGCTCCTCACGCCGTGCCGCCTTGCGCTTGCCCGGAGACTTCCGCGCCGCGCCTGGAAGCCCCAGGCGCTGGATGCTCCGTTCAATCCCTCGCACGGTCATGATCCAGGCGGCTGTGGTGGCAGCCGTCCCGGCAGGCGCGGTACAACCGCACCCGCATGTTATTGGTGGAGGCGAAGGGGAGCGCCTGATTGTCCAGGCATTTGTCCAAGCCGATCTGCCCCTGCACCGGACAGATCACGGTGGTGGCCATGTAGGCGTCCCGCACTGCCCGCTCTATGGCCGCCGTGCTGGCCGGCCACTTGTTGTTGATCACCGCGTTGACCGTCCCTGCGGAGTAGCCGATGCGCACGCCCACGGTGCGCTGGCCGCACTTTGGCTTGTCGCACTCGGCCGCCAACACCGCGACCCAGTCCGGGGGCATGCCGCCCCACGCGGCCCTGGCCTTTTCCCCGTTGGTCACGCGGACGCTCACGGCCGTTCCTCCCGGGCGTCTCCGGACCAACGGACCTCGCCGGTATTGGCGTCCACGACTTCGCGCACGCGGCGGATAACCGGCGCTTTCGGGCCGGAGTCTGTGGACGGCAGGAAGCGGTACCGCTTATGAGGCTCGATTTCGTAGAGATACCCGGCCCGGGCCAGGCACAGGCAGTAGAAAGCTGCCTCTCCCTCGGCCACCGGGGCAACGGGTATACTGGCGGTCAGCACCAGCAGCTTGACGTCGAACTCTTTCAGAATGCGCATGGCCCGCCACATGCGGTCGCGGCCCACTTCCGGCAGGATCTCGCCGAGCTTGTTCACTCGGGGAGCATCCACCCCTACGTCATTGGCGAGGCGGTAGACGGTGCGTTGAAAGGCTCCAGGATGTCCGCTCAGGCTTTCCGTCTTGCCCTTGATCTCCACAAATCCAGCCTTGCGCAGGGCTGAAACGTATTCCTGGGCGACATGACCTTTCGTCCCGGACCCCTTGGCAAGTTCCTGGATGGTGAACTCCTTGAGCGCGCGGATGGCCGCCCAGACGGACTCACGGCCGGAGGAAGGGCGAGCGCGGGGAGTGAGCGCGTCGCCGGCCATCATACCCTCCGGCGCGGGGCCTGACCGGAATACAGCGGCCGGTCGCCCCAGACAGTCAAGCCAATGCTCTCAAAGCCCTCGTTGGAGGCCGTTTCCTGGATCAGCTCCAGGTTGACGCAGATCCGGCGCACGCTGCCCTTGGCCAGCGTGACCAAATGGGCCAATAAATCGTCTTCGACAGCCACCCGTCCGCAATACAGGTCGCGCAGGGCCTGGGCGTCCTCCAGTCCTGCGGGTTGTGCAGCGACCCAATCCAGAACCCGGGCATGGAAACGCTCCCAGCGTTCCAGCTTGGCGGGCAACTGCTCCTCACCGATAAGCAGGATGGCCGCGCCCGACCCCTCGTACAGATCGCGCACCAGCTCCACAGCGCCCTTGTCCACCAAATGATCGAACTCATCGATCATCAGCGGGCGGCGGCTCCGCGCCAGCTGCTCGACCACCTCATCGGCCATGGCCGAGGCGGTGCGGCCCTTGGGGATGATGCCCATCTCCTTGAGCACGGCATCCAAAAAGGCTTTCTTCGTCCAATGGCTCTTGGACTCCACGCAGTAGCACCGGCGCAGGTTCGCCACGCCGGCAGCCGCCGTGGATTTCCCCCAGCCGGATGGCCCGTGGAAGACCACGAGGCCCGGAAGATGCGCCGGGCGGTTGGCCGCCTTGTCCAGCGCCACCAGACACAGGCCCACGTTGACCAGTTGGGCGATGCCGTTGACCTTGTCACCTGTTTTCGTCATGCTTTGGTCTCCTCACCCGTTGAGGTTGTGCCGATAGGCCGTCAGCCGTTGCAGCGGCTGGCGGCCGCCTCGTTAAACGCTCTGTGCGGTCAGGCGGCAGCCTTCCAGGTCCCGCATGGAGCGATATTCGTTGCCGGTTTGGTAGCTCTCCCACCAGCGGCGCTCTTCCACACTCAGTTCCCCACCACCCCGAGCCAGCTCGTCCAGCTTGACCCAACGGCGGTAGCGCTGGTGGGGCGTTTGGGGCATCTTGTGGACCACGGCCGGCTTGGCCATTTCCTTTGCGGCGTGGTCGCGCATTGCCTGCGCCTGATCGGTGGCAGTCGGTTCCGGGCCGTCCTGGGCCTGGGCGGCAAGGGACGCCTGGCGCAGAGCCTCGGTTTCGTGGGGAATGGTAGTTTGAGGAAGACGGGTGAGCTTTCCGGCTTCTTCTGCGCGGTGCTCCAATATCTCGCGTACGATATCCTTGGTCCCGGCGGCGCGAGCCGATTCTTTCAATTCCTTTTTCTGTTGGGCGATCAGGGTTTTTTGGCGGCGTTGGCGGGTAAGCGATACGTCCCGGCGGGATACGCCCGCGATTTCCGGGCAGACTGCCTGGCAGAGCCACTCCCAACCGCCTCCAGCGCTTGCGGTGAAGACGTAGGCTTGGCCAATGTCGGCATCGTCGACCAGCACCCGCACTGTCTCGCCTTCGTGGCCGCCCAGGGCCGGGTGATCGAACCAGACTCCATCCAGGCGGATGCCCTTCTTGCGGATCTGACGGATGCCGTCTCCACCAGCTGCGGGTAGCAGCAGGACGTCCAACGCCCGTTCGTCGCTGATCCTGTGGACCGGCTCAGACCAGGCCGAGGCCACTTGCCAAGGCGAGCGGCCGTTCAGGCCGGAATGAGCGTCCATGGCGTAAATGTCGTCTGTCCAGCGATCGCAGAAGGCCTGTAGCTCCTGCGGGGTCATGCCCAGCTCCAGGGGCTCTCCACCCTTGGTCAAGCGCTGGGCGAAGCTCTTTCGGGCCTCAATGTCCTTGCGCTCGGCCACGTTGTGCCCCACGAAACCGCCGCAAAGTTCCAACAGGTCGTGGGAGAAGGTGCCGAATGTGCGTTCCACGAACGGCTTGTGCTCGGGGGTGAACGGCGGGGCGATGTCCTGATGGATGTCCAGGGCCGCCAGAACGGTCTGCACCTGGCGGCTCACGTAGTCCGAGCCGTTGTCCGTGCCCAGTTCCTCGGGAAGGCCCCAGTCCAGCAGGCATCGACGCAGCAGCGAGAGCACGCCGGCGGAACTGGATGAACGTGAGACGTGGAGCTTGAAGCGGCGTGAGTAGACGTCTATGCAGCCGATAATCACGTGGCGGCTGTTGTCGGCAAGCATCACATCGCCCTTGGTGGAGTCGATTTCCCACCGTTGGTTGAGGCGTAAGATCGCCGCCGAGGCATTGCCTCCGGCCGCCTTGTACTTGGAGCGCCAGGCGTCCGGGTTGGTCATGGCCAAATGAAGCTGGGCGTTTTGCGTCTTCCAGGCGCTCAACCAACGTTGCAAATTGCGCAGACTGACGCGCAATTTATCGCCTGGAAAACGGGCGGCAATTGCGCGGGAGACGTGCTTGGCGTCGGCGTGGGGATGCTCCACCAGCATGGCCAGGACGAACTCGCGGAGCTCGGGAGTGCTGTCGATTATCCCCGTGCCGCGCCGGTGCTGGCCGTAGTTTCCGGCCAAGCGGGCCAGTCCCTCCTGTTCCAGCGCCTTGGCCCAGTTGGCCAGGGAGTTGGCGCACACCGAGGGGATCAGCTCGCGGATCGTGGCGTCCACCTCGATGGCGCAGGCGTTGTACTGGTGCGCGTAAACTTCGCGCCCGGCCCGGGCCTTGAAACCGCCTGCCTGGATGAACTCTCGGCAGGCCTGCACCAAGGCCGCCTTGGCCTCTGCCCGCGACCGGGCCGCGTCACTGAGACAGTTGAATCTGGCTAGCCCTTCCTGCCGCGCAACCTGGGAGGCTCGGGTGTTCAACGAATCGTTCAACGTGAGCTGAAGGGCTTCCTTGCGCCCCGACGTGGCAGCTTCCGATGCCGCCACCCGGGCCACCGCATCCCGTACGTCGGCGGGAAGGGAGGAGAGCAGGTATTCGCGGCCGCCGCCCTGGCCGTCACGCTTGCGGTAAGGCCAGCCTTCGCGGTTGGCGCGGCGCAGCACGGTGCTTACTGCAACGCTCAGCGGCTTTGCTATCTCTTGTGCGGTGTATGCGTCTTTCATCCTGTCCTGCCCGCGCCTTGAAAAGGTTCGCGCCCCCGGCTACGCTCTTCCGGTACCCCTACCGTTCAACCCGCAACCGGAGGCGCGAAATATGGAAATGGAGATGTTGAAGAAGCTGCTGACGGCCCAAGTTTTGACTTTGGCCAAACAGCTCAAAACCGAGAAAGCAGCCAAGGGCGTCACGACGACCAGCGACATGGTGTTTGAGGCCATTTCGTTGATTAATGAGAAGCAGGATCAAATTCTCGCCGGATTGCGCTGAACCGATCCCCATCCACCTGAACCACGCCCGAGGCCAGGGCTATGTCCCTGGCCTTTTTCAGGAGGGACTCAACCTGGCTCATGGGGACGCCGTCCAGCTTGATGGCGATATCCAAGGCCCGACTCGTCATTTCCATGTCGTCGAGAAACAGTCTGTCGTTCATCACGCTGCCCTCCTTCCTTTCATATCTTCAGGCAGATCCAACCACTTCTCCGGACACCCAAGTTCACGCAGGTGTGTGAGGATTTTTCTGTTGTTGCGCAGGCCCTTCACGGTCTCACCGACTAGGTTGCGCGAGACGTCCAGCGACCGGGCGACATCGACCATGTGTAGTCCCAGGCCGTCCAAAAACTCCCGGATGCGCCAGGATTCGCGATTCTTTCCGGCAGCAGCCATCACTTCACCCCCTCCAACAGTTCTTCCTCCATGCGGCGTTTGGCTTTAGCTTTGGCCTTGCCGTCGATCACCGCCAGTCCGTAATCTCGCAGCTTCCGGTCCTCGTTCGTCATGACGTCAAGGCCCAAAGGACGAAGCATCGCTCGGATCGCTCCAGCGTCTCCGGTGGCCATGCACAGGGCCACCACCGATAGGATCGACGGTGGATGGTCCCGATCCGAGGGTGACAGCCATTTGTCCAAGGTGTCTTTGCTGATTGATTTGGCGTTGCCCGCGGTCAGGCGCACGTTCGCGCTTGCGGCCAATGCGCTTAGGCTGTCCACTAAAAGCTTGCGGCCCTCTTCGCTGGCTCCGGCGGCGGCGTTCATGGCCGCGCGCACGGCTGGCACGACACCGGCCAGGCCGTGCGCGTCGTCTGTTGTGTCGAAGAGGCTCAATTGCCGCATGCTCCGCTCCGGTTTTGGCTCGACGTCCGAACTCGGAAAGTCCGTGGACGTTGACCCTTATTGGGCGGGCAGGTAGAGGTGAACAAAGAGTTTACTCGGCAAGTGCCTTTGTCTACCGCCCGCAAGGCCAGTAATGCACGATATCTTGCCACTGTGCAATAAGATATCGTGCAAAAGCTAAAATTTTTGAATATTATTTTTATCAATTAATTTCAGAATTTTAGCTTTTTGGCCGTGCAAAACTTCCTGCAAAACTTCGGGAGGAAGAACTTTTGCACCAATCAAAACCTCTCGGGGATAGAATCAAGGCTGTTCGAGGAGCCTTGAACCAGGATGAGTTCGCCCAGGCCCTCGGAGTGAACAGGAATACGCTTCGTACTTACGAACGTGGGACAAGTCAGCCGAACGCAATATTTCTTGCAGACTTAAGCTCGAAATTTCATGTCAATCCTACTTGGATTCTTTTCGGGGAAGGGTCAATGTATGTAGATGGGCGGCAGGAAGGGCCTCCACCAGTTGGCGGCGGGGTGCCCGCTGAGACCACGCCTGGCGCTGGGAACGATGAGGCTGGTTTGTGGCAGGAAATACGGGATCTAAGGCAGGAGAACCGGGAATTGAGGCAGGAGAACCGCGCGCTGCTCAAGGAAAACGGCGATCTTCGTGTTGCCCTTGCTGAATTGAAGCCTCGTGCGGCACCGAAAGAGGGCAGTATAGATGGGCTTCACGATGAAGCGTCCCGGCGAAGCGCGTAAGGAAGTTTGGGAAACTATTAAAATTTCCAAGAAATGGGCAAGCGTTACTGCCTTTGCCGGATATTGATAGATTCGTATAGGTAGGGAGTCCCTACCTTTGGGTCATGAGGGTGGGCGTTCCCTCGCGCTTGAGTGAGGCCAAAACTAAATGTCGCCCAGCTTGTTCAACCCTTGGCTTTAAGTGTCGTCGGTTGAAGTTCGCCTTCGCCTCACCTGACGCTTCTTCCCCTCTCGCGACCTAGCATCCATCGGCCTTCCCATCCCACTTTGTCCCGCTAAATGCCGGCTTATCCCGGTTCTCGTCCTAACCAAATCTATCTGTCGCGGCACAAGTATGGCTTCAGGCACTGCTCTCTGTGGTAGTCGCAATTGTCGAGGCAAGAGCGTTTGTTGCTCAAGCCCGGTGCATTGTCGCACTTGGTCGAACACTTTCTCCAGTCGTCATTGCATGATTCAAGACTATGCACTTGTTCCATCCGTGGGTACGACCCCCCTTGCAAGATGGGCAGTGGGTCGATGACCCGGCCTGATCCGCCCTCCTCAATATATCTCACCGTTCCTGAATCGCGATAGTACAACCGGCCGTTGTCGTCTGTGGAATATTGCACGTTGTCGTCATCGATGATGTAGTACAATCCACCGGCTCCATGCTCGACCCGCGCATTTCTTTCGATGGAATGGACCGCGCCTTCCTGGTCGACAAAAAAGAGCTTTCCGTTCTCATCTCGGTAGTACCGGCGGGTGCCGTCATCGCCTCTGTGAACGATAACCGCCCTTTCATTGGT